GCCCGTAGTTCTCCGAATGGATGAACAGCACAGCGTGAGGGTGCAGGGCGTGGAACTGGGCGAACGCCTGCAACGCCTCACCGAACCCCTTGCGGTCGTTCGGATCCTTGTTCATCGCGACCATGCCGACAACGAAGGCGTTGGGGTGGAGCTTGAACAGCTCTCGGGCGCTCACCGTCTTGTCGCCAATGGTGACCTCGAACGTCGGCTTGTAATCGTTCGTGTCGACCGCTAGCGGGGCGTAGGTGGCGTCGAGGCCGGCGATACGGAACTGCTCGAGCCCGTGCTTGGACATCGCGATCGGGGTGGCGTTCGTCCGCTTGAAGAAATCGACCACCATCGGCGGCACCGGATCGTGATCCACCGGCGCCCACGCTGCGACGTTCCACTCCGACATCAACGGGTTACGCATCGACCAGATGTCGATCAGCGGAATCACCCAACCGCCACGCGTGTCACCTTGGAAGAAGTGCTCGACGTGACCGTGGATGATGTCGTCGCCAGACGTCGAGTAGCCGGCCCAGTACACGGGGATCGCATGACCCGACGGCGACATCCAGGTGCCCATACCTTGCGCCTGGCCGAACGTTGCCGACACCGCAACCGTGTGACCGTCAGCGGCCAACCGGTCAGCGAGCAACCCGCACTGCACGCCGTACCCGGTCTTGACCGTGGGGGCGTTGGAGTGGATCAGGATCTTCACGCCGCACCAACCCTGTGGGCGTGGCTGCGAGTCTCGAGCCGCTGACCCGTGGTGACCGTGCCGACGAGCACGAACTCAGGGCCGTCAGCTGCGACGGACACCACCTGCTCGCCATCACGTTCGATGGCGTGGAGGTCTGCGTGCATGGTGGCGCGCGGAATACGATGGATCGGCATAACAGAATGTCTCCTCGGCAGGGGGGGTTTGGGGGATGAACCCTCGGCAGAGGGGCCGGACAACGAGTGTCCGACCCCCTTCCCTGCCGAGGGGAACTAGCTATGGGGCATAACCCCAGGTAGACCTACACGGCTTGCCGGAGGACGTTCAGGTGGCTGATGGCGGTGTGAGCGCCACCGACCCTCCACTTGCCACGGAACGCAGTCGCGTCCGAAGCGAAGTACACCGACGAGTCCGTCTCGATGACGGGGTTACCGACGGTGCGGATCACGTACTCGCTGAAGTCGCCGTACGTGGCGAGGATGGCGTTCGAGCCAGCCGCAGCACAGTTGGCGTCGGTGTACACCGGATCGCCGAGGAACCGGTCCGGGGTGCCAGAGATGACACCCTGGGTCAGCGACGGCTGCCACAGGAACGCACCGACCGTGCCACCAGCACCGTCACGGAGCTTGCGGACCGTGCCGGCCACCGAGTCACGCATCAGCCACGCGGCACCGTTGCCGCGAGCGGAGTCGTTGACCGAGTACTGCAGATCGATGAACGACTCCACCGACGGGGCGATCAACGAACCACCGGTACGAACCGGGGCGTTGGTGCCTGCACCGGCGAGGATCGTCATGCCCGTCGGCTCGCTGACGCCGGTACCGACAACGAGGTCGGCGTCGACGACGCGCCCGAGGGCGTAGCCGATGTTGCGGCCGAGCCACGAACCGATGTCGAACGCCGAATCGGAGAGCAGTTCGTTCGCAACCTGGACGAGGTCGCCGTACTTGAACGTGTTGAGCGTGGCGCGTCCGAAGGTCGGGTCCGTGCCGCCGATGGCGACGTTCTGACCCGACACCTGCGTGCCGATGCTGTGAGCCGTCAGGCGGGGCAGCTCCATGTTCTCACCGGTCGAGGTGACCATCTGCATGGCACCGACACGGAAAGCGGCGATGCCGGCCTCCAGGTACTCGTACAGGCTGCGAGCCATCGTGGTCGGCACGACCAGCGAACCGGACCCGGCATCCCACTGGATGGCACGGATCTCCTCGGCCGACGCACCCGAACGGAGCAGCGCACGCTCACGGGCTGCGCCACGGATGTCGACCTCGAAGTCGCCGGTCGCCCCGCCAGCCAGCCACGCACGAAGCGTGTCCGACTCGCGAACCTCACGGGCCTCGACCCGGGCCGAACCGATCAGCGACATCGACTGCTCGCGCAGTGCAGCAGCCTCGACCTCGCGCACCTCGCGGGTCACGGAATCGCGAACCTCTGCGTCGATCTCGTCGATGCGTGCATCGAGACGGGCGATCTTCGCCTTGTCTTCCTCGGAGCGCTCGCGGCCGGCGGTGTCATCGAGGACACCCTGCAGTTCCGACCACACGCGAGCGCGGGTTTCGTTGAGCTTGATCACATGAGCGCGAACGTCCACAGTGATCTCCTTTCAGGGGGTTGTGACGGGCCACACAGGGCCGCCAACGGAGGGGTTGGGTGTCACGAGGTGCTAGGTGCCCGAAGGCGGCGTAGCGGCGTCGCTGGGGTGGAAGGTCACGCCGCCAGAGGGGCGGCATGCTTCTTCCGCTCGAGGCGTTCCCGGTCCTGCCGGTCACGCTCTGCGAATGGGTCGACCACCTCGGCAAGCAACTCCGCAGGGAGTCGCGCCTCGAAAGTGGCGATAGCACGGCGGATCTCATCAGCCGACATCTCGACATCGACCAGAGATTCCATGAACTCATCCAACGAACGCATCGCGCTCGACGTCAGCGGGTTCGCACCACGCCAGACGATCGACGTCTCGATCAGGTTGACCTCTTTGATCACCCGTTCCGACATGTCCTCGTTCCAGATGTCACGGGCCTTCGGCACCGTGAACCCGATCGACATCTGTCGCATCTCACCACGGGTCACAGCAGACCGGATGCTCTGCACGTCAGGGCGGGCAGGGTCCAGTTCCGCCGTCACCCGCAGATGAGGGTCAGCGACGAGCGACAACGTCTTAGCCCCACGGGTAGCAAGCGGGATCCCCATGTGGTCATGGTTGACGAACAGGGCGACATCGGCCTTCGAGTCGCGCAGCGTCTTGTTGAACGCGCCCGCAGAGATCGTCTCGACGAAATCGCCGAACATGTCACGCACCGAATACGGGGCGTCGACCGTAGACGCCACACCCTCGAACGTGAACCCCGACGAACCCTCGTCACGGAACTCGAAATCGGAGATATCGAAATGGCGGACCTGACGGCCAGCGCCGCGGTCGGTGATGACGTTCATGGAAGGGGCACCTCCGGGGGCGCAGGTGAGTCGAGGGTTCCGGTCAGTCCGGCACCGTTGCGGTTCAGGATCTCGCGGGCTTCGTCGGCCGTGATGACGGTGCCGACCGCGAGATAGATCTGTTGCAGTTGTCTCGTCAGCGACTCGGTCGCCTCAGAGGACACGGCGACATCAAGGGGAGGCAGGTCCTCCCAGTCGCGGGCCTCGTTCGCATCGAGGAACCCGGCGCCGATGCCAACGGCATACGACGCGTAACGGGTTTCGAGATCGCCACGAAGACGGGCGTTGACGTTGAACTTGAAGTACTGGGGGGCCGCCATCAACCCCGACAGGGCCGACTCGATCCGAACGATCCACGGCTGGAACGTCACCTCATACTTGCGGGCGTTGCGCTGAGCCAGGTTCTGATAGGTCAACGTCTGACCATCAACACCGATACCGAGCTCGGTCGGATCCAACAAGAACATCTGACCGGCGATCTCACCAGCCGTGAACTTGCGAGTCGACAAGAACTGAGCCTGCTCGTTCGTGACACCCGTCGCCTTCCACACCGCACCATCCGGCAACACCCCAGGCAACCCACGGCCACCCTTGGTGCGCTTGCGGCGCCACGACTCAGCCATCACCCGCAACGTCTCCGGCTGCGCCGGGCGAGGCAGTTCGATCACGCCAGGCATATTGCCCTCGTTCTCGAAATACTCGGCCCCATACTTCGCCGTAGCGATACCGACACCGATCGACTGGCGTGCAGCCTCCACAGGCGAGCAGCCCACATCGGCACCCGGCATCATCATGCCCTTGATGTGCAGGATCTCGCCGGGGAACCGCTGACCGTTCACCATGAACGTCTTGCGGCCCTGCTCGCGACGCACCTTCACCACCGTCGGATCCAACGGAATCAGCTCCGAGATACCACGACCGTCACCGAACCGGACCACGTTGATGTAGGCGTTGCCATGCAACAGCAACGACGTCAACACCTGCGTACTCCACGCCGTGAAATCCAGGTCCATCGTCGGATTCGCAATCCAGGCAGGCTTCGCGACCTCCTCCTTGAGATCGCCAACCTTGCGGAACACGTCAACAGGAAGCGTCGAAATCGACTCGGCGATCAGCCGCACCGACCCGTACACCGCGAGGAGCTGCATCGCCGACGTGGCCGACACATCAGAACCAGACCAGGACGACATCACACCGGCATCCCAAGAACCCCACGTCGACGCCTGGGCACGCACCTCCTCAGGCTTCGAGAACAACGCACGCAGCATCAGGACTCACCAGCCAAACCGAGATAGACCGCCGACACACCAGCACCCAACAAGGCGCCACCAACACCGGCGATGACAACGAGCCCGGCAACGACCAAGGCCAACCCGAGGATCTGCAACGCAGTGAACATGCGCCCTCCCTTGGGCTTCAGTAGTCGTCGAGGTCGATCACTTCCGATGACCACATCTGCACACCCGGCGTCGACAGCAACGACCGCCCGATAGTCCAAGCGATCAACGGCGACAACGGCACCGTCGCCGACTTGCGACACCACACGAACGACTCACCGATACGGCGCTCGGCGGCAACCTCGCCGGCCGACGCCAACTGATCAGGCTCCACCAGCGGGCGTTTCGCCGCACCATTCTCGATCGCAGCAAACACGTCACCACACGCCGCCTTGT